AAGTAATAATAAACATTTTTTTAATGAAAATTTATGGACATTATCTTATCCAAAATTAAATTTAGTATTTGATATTCAACAAAAAGATTTAACTAAATTATATCAAGAACATACTATATTTTTACACCCAAGTGAATTAGAAGCAGGTCATCCAAATTTAACAATACTTGAAGCTGCAGCGTGTGGTTTACCGGTTAATGGTTGGATTGAAATGGAAACTGATTTTTATGGGATGTGGAGAGCACCTAGAGATGTATTTGAAATAGTTCGTGGTCTTAATGAAATTATAGATAATTATAAGATATACAAACAAAATGCTCTTAATCATGCTCAATCATTGTCGTGGTTTAATCGTTCACAAGATTTAATAAAAGTATATGAAAGAAGTTTTAATTAAAGAATATAATAACATCCAACAATTGAATATACCTCCTAAAGAAGGGATAAACGCTATTAATTTTCATTTTATTGATGGGGCATTTGTAGAAATTACAGGCCCTGAAAATAAAACATATACTGTTAAATGTATAAATCAAAGAACTAATGACGTAATCCACAATGCTACTATTAATAATAATATGTGGACTAAAACAAATATAAAATACTTTGTTAATTGGAAAATAGAAGTTTATGATGGTGACGATTTGATATTTACACATGAATACAATGCTAAAGGTAGAAGAGTTTACATTCATATGGATTCAAAAGCAATTGGTGACACATTAGCTTGGTTCCCTTATCTTGAAGAATTTAGAAAAAAACATGATTGCCAATTAGTATGTTCTACATTTCATAATGAATGGTTTAAATCACAATACCCAGAAATTGAATTTGTAAATCCGGGTACTAAAGTAGAAAATTTATACGCTATGTATGTTATAGGATGGTTTTACAATGAAGACCATACTGTAAATAAAAATAAAATACCAATTGATTTTAAAAAATATCCATTAGGACAAACATCAACAGAGTGTTTAGGATTAGACTATACTGAAATTAAACCAAAACTAGCAGTACCTAATAAATCAAGACAAATTGATGGTAAATATGTTATTATAGCACCCCATGCTTCGGCACACGCCAAATATTGGAATAATCCTGGAGGATGGCAAGCGGTAATTAACTATTTAAATGATAAAGGTTATAAAGTAGTAATGATTACTTCTGAAAAACTAGGAGATGAATGGCACGATTCTAAATTAGGTGGAACTTTAAAAAATGTAATTGATAAAACAGGTAATTATCCACTTGAAGATAGAATGGTAGATTTAAAACATGCTGACTTATACATTGGTTTAGGTAGTGGTTTAAGCTGGTTAAGTTGGAGTATAGGTACACCAACAATATTAATTTCAGGATTTAGCCAACCATATAGCGAATTTTTAGATTGTGAACGTATTTTTAATTACGATACTAACGTTTGTACAGGTTGCTTTAATACACATCGTTTAAACGCAGGTGATTGGGAATGGTGTCCTGAACATAAAGATACAGACAGAATGTTTGAATGTACTAAAACTATTACATCTTTTAAAGTAATAGGTGCAATTGATAAACTTTTAAATATTTATGACAAAAATTAATGGTATATCCTTTATTAAGTAAAACTAATATTGTTAATTCAAATATTATTCAAGCCGCCGATGTTTCACAAAGTATTAATGCTTTTACAGGTGCAGCCGAATATAAAATTATAGTATCGGGTTCGTTAGTTGTTAATGGAAGTGTTACATGTCTAGGACCTAATAGTAATAGCCAAAGTGGATTTACAGGTTCACTTTATGGAACCGCTTCATATGCTACCCGTACAAGTTACGGATATGCTTATACCGCTTCTACTGTTACTACAGCATCTCTTTCTTATATTTCATCTTATACCGCAGGAAGCTTAAAAGGATTTCTTGTAAGATCAGGCAGTGGTAGTCCTACAGCCTCCTTAAAACCTATAGGAATATTATCCGGTATATCTTATATTGATACCGGAAATTCACTACAATCGGTTAATATTGGAGCTACTCCTTTACCATCAGGAGCAGAATTAGGGGTAAATGTTTGGATAACTGTAAGTCAATTTAATAATAAACAAAACCCATCGGATATTGATAGTTATGTTGCTGTTCGTAATATTACTACAAGTAGTATAACTTTCCAAACACGCCAACAAGGACCAGCAGCAAAAAGATTACCTTTTACTTTTATATGTGTTTATGAAAATTCTTAATAAATAATGGCTAATATATTATCAAAAACAGGTATAGTTCCCGGAGGTGTAGTTCAAGCATCTTATGTTTCACAAAGTATTGATGCCTTTACAGGTATAGTTCCTTATGATCTTTCATTAAATGGAACTTTTTATATTAATGGAACCGTAAATGCAACAACTGGTAGTCTTACCGGTTCCTTATATGGAACTGCCTCGGATGCTATTTCATCTTCTAATACTAACGGTATAACCTCTCCCTTAACATGGTCACAATATGCTGTATCCGCCTCATATTCTGAAGGAATATTAAGTGATAATGTTCCTACTTCTCAAACATCTTCTCTTCAACCAAGTATTATAATTGCGGGTAGAGGAACTATTTTATCGGGTAATAATACTTTTGAAATATATAATTCATATTTTAGTGGAAAAACCTTAAATGATAGTGTTTGGGTAACTTTAACTCAACAACCTCCCTATCCTTCTTTAAATGGCGATTATGGAAGTACATGTGTTACCCCTTTAACCATATCAGGAAATACATTAGTGTTTTCAACAGTAAACGGACCTGCACTTACTGATTTAATTTTTGATTTTATAATAACAGTACAACAATAAACAATGGCAAATATATTAAGCAATACAGGTATATATAATGGTCAACAAATTACAGTTAATGAAATAACTCAAATTATAGACGTTTTTACCGCTACTGCCGCTAGTGATGTTACCCTTAATGGCGAATTATTTACAACAGGTAGTACAACCCGTATAGTAGCTAATAATGGCTTTACAGGTTCATTACTTGGAACAGCTTCATTTGCTATATCCTCCTCAATTTCAACTTCCGGTTCTTTAATTTACACTTCAGCATCATATGCTTTAACATCATCCGTTTTTTCACCTTTAAAAACAAATATTGTTACAACATCTTCATTCTTGCAAACACCATCAGGACTGATTTCAGGATACGGTCAAATACCAGCTGGTGCCTCATCATCGGTTATTACTGGTTTAACAGAATTAATCGGAAAACAAATGGATGTTACCGGAGCTAGTGGTTCTGTTTTTGTAGCAATGTTTCAAAATAATAGTAATGGAGGTAATTTTGATCCTAATAAAGTTGTGGTACCATATAATTTATCAAGTTCAAATTTAACATTCCAAACACTAAGTGGTACTGCAACTGGTGATAACATAACTTTTAACTATATTATTACTTATAAAGCTTAATATTTATAATAAAACAAATTTATGACAACACACATTTTAACACAAGAAGAAATCCAAGAAATTAAAGATTTTCAAGACAGAAGAAGAACATTAGTACAACAATTTGGTATTGTTGAATTTAATATTCAAGATTTAGAATCACAAAAACAACAATTAACTGTTGAATTAAGCAATTTAAAACAATTAGAAGCCCAAATAGGTTCTAAACTACAAGACAAGTATGGTGAAGGAACCATCGACATAGATAAGGGAGAATTCACAAGTAACTCCTAGTTTTTTGAATAGTTCTGCAATATTTATAACAAAACTACAAAACTAAATTCATTTAAAACATGGCAGAAACATTAATTTCCCCTGGTGTACTAGCAAGAGAAAATGACCAGTCATTTATCACCCAGAATCCAATAACTGTTGGTGCAGCTCTTATAGGTCCTACAGTAAAAGGACAGGTAGAAATACCAACAATCGTTACTTCATATAGTGATTACCAACAAAAATTTGGTACTACTTTCACCAGTGCAAGTAATGTTTATACTTATTTTACTTCAATAGCAGCATTTAACTACTTTGCTAATGGTGGTGATACATTGTTAGTATCAAGAGTTGTAAGCGGAACATTTACTTCAGCACAAGCTTTAGATGGTGTTACATTTAATCCAACAATTAGTAGTAGTGTTAATTCAGCATCTCTTCAATTATCTACTTTATCTAAAGGTATAATCATGAACAGTAGTTCAAGTTTAGATAGTGCAGGTGCTTTAGCTAGTGGTTCAGCTGATAATGTTAGATGGCAGATTGTTAACTCAAACACCGGTTCAGGTACGTTTGATTTATTAATTCGTCGTGGTAATGATAATACTTTAAATCCAAATGTATTAGAAACATGGACTAATTTATCTTTAGATCCATTTGCACCAAATTATGTTGCAAAAGTATTAGGTGATTATACTACAAATTATAACCCAACTACAAACCAAATAGAAATATCTGGTTCTTTCCCAAATAGAAGTGCTTATGTACGTGTTTCAAATGTACCTAACCCAACACCAAACTATTTTGATAATGCAGGTATTGCAAAAGCAATATACAAAGGATTTATACCAGCAAACGGTAGTGGTTCATTTGGAAATGCTGTAGGTAATTTATTTACAAACGGATCAGCATCATTCTATAATCAAATTACTTCAGCAACTCCTGCAAATAATATTCAAGGTATTCCGAGTGCAAGTTATAATAACATGATTGCTTTAATGTCTAACCAAGACGATTATAAATTCAATGTATTATTAGCACCAGGTTTATTTAATAATTTACAAACATCTCAATGTACTAGTATTATTAACAATACTCAAAACAGAGGAGATAGTATATTTGTGTTAGATTTAGTAGCATACGATGGTTTAATATCAGATGCAACTACACAAGCAGCATCTAGAAATACTTCATATGCCGCTTCATATTGGCCTTGGGTACAAACACAAGATCCAGATTCAGGACAAAATGTATGGGTACCAGCTTCAACAATGATTGGTGGTGTTTACGCATACAATGATAGTGTTGCAGAACCTTGGTTTGCACCAGCAGGTATCAATAGAGGTGGTTTAACTACAGTAATTAGAGCTGCACAAAAATTATCACAATCAAATAGAGATACATTATACACAGGTAAAGTTAATCCAATTGCTACTTTCCCAGGAACTGGAGTTGTAGTATACGGTCAGAAAACATTACAAACTCAAGCTTCAGCTTTAGATCGTGTTAACGTTCGTCGTTTGTTAATTGCTCTTAAATCTTATATTTCTCAAGTTGCTCAAAACTTGGTATTTGAACAAAATTCAATCGCTACAAGAAATCAATTCTTAAGCCAAGTAAACCCATACTTAGAAAGTGTTCAACAACGTCAAGGTTTATACGCATTTAGAGTAATTATGGATGATTCAAATAATACTCCTGATGTAATTGATAGAAACGAGTTAATTGGTCAAATTTATATCCAACCAACTAAAACTGCAGAATTCATTTACTTAGATTTCAACATTTTACCAACTGGCGCTACTTTCCCTGGATAAGGGAAGGTAGTTACCTTTTATAACTTACTAATATTTATAACAAGAAATAAATAAAACAAAACATGGCAGTATTAGATCCAAACGAAATATTTTTCACCGCCTTTGAACCGAAGCAACAGAATAGATTTATTATGTATGTGGATGGTATTCCAGCATATCTTATCAAAGGGGTATCAGCTGTAACTTTAACTCAAGAAGAAGTAGTATTAAATCATATCAACGTATTACGTAAAGTTAAAGGTAAATCAAAATGGAGTAATATCACAATGACTCTATTTGACCCTGTAACACCATCAGGCGCTCAAGCGGTAATGGAATGGGTACGTTTACACCACGAATCAGTAACTGGTCGCGATGGTTATTCTGACTTTTATAAGAAAGATTTAACAATTGATGTATTAGGTCCTGTAGGTGATATCGTATCAGAATGGATTATTAAAGGTGCACTTATTGTAAATGCAAACTTTGGTGAATACAATTGGGATACAGATGCAGCAGCACAAAATATTACTCTTGAAGTAGCAATGGACTATTGTATCTTGAACTTCTAAGAATTAAGTTTAAATTATATTTTAAAGAGCTCGCTTTACGCGAGCTTTTTTTATTTTAAATATTTATAATAAACACCAACATGGCTAAAGGTTTAAAAAATTCATTTGATAAAACTAGTTTGGATTTAGAAAATCCATCACCTTTAGGTGGACCTATTAATGCTCCTGTACCCTCTTATGTTTCGCCTAACGCAACCGGAACTCCTAACAGAACAGCAAATCCTGGTCCTTTTAAGGGCTTTGTTCAAGCTTATACTCCGCAAAATCCATATTTAAATAGCGTAAGCAACAAGGCAGTTAAAACAAGCATGTTATCCGCTGAAAAAGATAATCCGGCGGTTTTATCGATTACTAATTTGGATAATAGCCAACCTGGAGTTAACGGTGGTGTACCTTATAAAACCGCTAGTGACCCTACAATATATCCTGAATCAACTAAAGCATCTACACCAGTACGTGGTTATTTTGCTGAACCAGGGGTTGCGGCTCAAAAATATGGTTCTAATACACAAGTATATTCATCTACAAATACTTATATGTCATTTATTGAACCTTATACGAGGAAATAATATTTTCATATATTTATATACGACAACAAATTGTTATTAAAAATTAATTTATGAGCGAAAACAAATTTAATTTCCCCACAGAAATTGTAGAATTACCATCAAAGGGATTAGTATATCCTGAAGATCACATTTTGAGAAGCGGTAAAATCGAAATGAAGTACATGACCGCTAAAGAAGAAGATATTTTAACTAACCAAAATTATATTCAAAAAGGTGTTGTGCTAGATAAACTAGTAGAAGCATTGGTAATGAATAAATTTAAAGTTAGTGAATTAGTAACAGGTGATAAAAATGCATTACTTATTGCCTCTCGTATTTTAGGCTACGGTAAAGATTATACATTCAGCTACAAAGGTGAAGAACACAATGTTGATTTATCAACAATTTCTGAAAAACCATTTGATACAACATTAATTACCTCAAGAGGTACATTTAAATTTACTTTACCAACATCAGGTATAGAAGTAGAATTTAAATTATTAACTGATAAAGACAATGAATTAGTTAATCAAGAAATTGAGGGACTTAAAAAGATAAATAAAGATTCATCTCCAGAAATTACAACACGTTTAAGACACCAAATTGTAGCAGTTAATGGAAATATTGACAAAAATGTAATACGTGAATTTGTTGAATACAATTTATTAGCCGCTGATTCAAGAGCATTACGAAAATATATAAAAGATATAGCTCCGGATATAAATTTGTCAACAACAATAGTTGTAAATGGTGTTGAGGAGGACATCGACATTCCAATTAATTTAAACTTTTTTTGGCCTGACCTCTAGTAACGTGGCTGAATATAGAATGGGATTATTTTCTACCATACACGAAATAGTATTTCATGGTAATGGTGGTTATAATTACGATGATATATACAATATGCCTATTTGGCTCCGTAAATTTACATTCAATAAAATAAAAGAATGGTACGATAATCAGAAATCAACAAAAAATGAAGATAGTTGGGTAAATAATAGCGAAGCTAAACAAGAAGCATCAAAAAATAAAAATATTAAAGTACCAACATATGTTACTAAGGCATCAAAAAAATGATGCCTTTTAATATTTATAATAAAAACTAAATGGCTAAAGCAACCGACCCTAAAAAACAAGCCAGAGAAACCGCAGAAATAGTTGAAGATGCACTCCGTAGTATAGCGGCTGAGGTAGGGGATATATTTAAAGAAGCCCTTACGTCAACCGATACTTATGCTAAAGCATTAAAAAAAGATGTTACAAGTTCTTTAAATAGTTTAGCTAAAACTTCATCATTAATTGAAGGTAATCTATCTAAGCTTAAATCAGGTAATTTAACTCGTTTAAATATACAAAAACAATTAGAAGAACGTCAAGTTAAATTTAATGCTCTTGAACGACAATTAAACATTGCTGTTAAAACGGGATTAATTACTCAAAAAGAAAAAAACAAACAACTAGGTCAAGCTATACAATATGAAGAAGAATTAACTAAAGAATTAAATCAACAAGCTGATGAATCTGATGAAATAAATAAAAAATTAGGTAATACTGGTAAAATACTTAAAGGATTTACTAAAATTCCTATCTTAGGTCAACTTATAGATTCTGAAAAAGTATTAGCAAAAGTACAAGAAGAATCATCAAAAAAAGGCGCTACTAAAACATCAGTATTTAGAGCAGGACTTAAAGAAACAGGTAAAACTATAAAAGATAGTTTGATTGATCCTACAACTTTAATGGCTGGAGGTTTTGGTATTCTTGTTAAATTAGCTCAAATGATAGTAGGAGCTATGTTTGAAGCTGATGAACAAGTTACTAATTTAGGAAAAAGCCTTAATATAAGTAAAGATGCTGCTCGTGAAGTAAGAGATCGTTTTGATGAAATATCAAAAAATATTCGAGTTTATGCTAATACCGAAGCTAATCAATTAGTATTAAGAAAAGAATTAATTGAAGCACAACTTCAACTTAATAGTTTATTAGGCAACTCAATAGATTATTCAAATCAATTAGGTGAAAGTGGAAAAAATTTAGTAGCACAATTTGCTGCTATAACTAAGTATTTAAAACTATCAGGGGAAGAACAACAAGGACTAGTAAATTTATCAGTTATAACTGGTAAAGAATTAAATGATATTGAATACAGCATATTAGGCACTGTTAAACTTTATAAAATACAAAATAAATATCAAGTTGATGAAGCTAAGATATTTAAAGATATTTTAAAAACAAGTAACTATGTTAAGTTATCTATAAAAGGAGGAACAGATGCTCTAATTCAAGCAACTATTAATGCTAGTAAATTAGGTGTAACTTTAGATCAATTAGCAAATACTCAAAGTTCATTACTTAATTTTGAAGAATCAATATCAGCAGAATTAGAAGCAGAATTACTTACAGGTCGTGATTTAAATTTAGAAAGAGCAAGATATGCTGCTCTTACCAATGATCAAGTAGCATTAACTGAAGAAGTTAATAGATTAGTAGCAGATGGAGCTATTGATTTTGAACATAATTTTTTAGCATCAGAAGCTATGGCTAAAACTTTAGGATTAAGTACTAAAGAACTAGCGGATATGGTTACTGCACAAAAAGCATCATTACAACTTTCCCAAGCTCAATATAATTTATCTGAAAGTGATAAAAAATTACTTACTGAAAAAGGAAAACTTACATCTAAACAACAAACATTATTATCTCAAGGTAAACTTACAGGAATAGAATTTTATGATGCTTTAAAAAAAGCCGGATTTGAAACAGAAGATATAGTTAAAAAATTAGGAGAAGTATCCGCAAAAAATTTAGGAGCCCAATCAGCACAAGAAAAATTTAATGATTCTTTAGAGAAAGCAAAAGAAGTATTTACTGATTTTGTTGATGGAGGCTCATTAGATAAATTTGCTAATTTCCTTACTAAATTTGTAGAATCAATAGCAATAAAAGGTTTAGGAAGAACACTAATTACAGGCCTAGCAGACGATTCAGATATTACTAAAAAACGAATAGAAGAAAAACAAACTATTTTAAAAACTGAAACGGATACTGCTAAACAGCAACAATTACAGGCAGAAATAAAACAATTAAAGGATAAATATGAAACTGAATCCTATAATGAAAGAGTAAAAGATGTACAATCATCGGTACCGGGTTTTGGTTTTGCTAAAGGAGGTATTATAACACGTAGAATCGACAATGCTACTATAGGTGAAGCAGGCCCAGAAGCAGTAATTCCTCTTAACCAATTAATGAGTACATTTTCTCAAACTAACCAAATATTAGAACAAATTTTACATAAAGAAGGATATGTATCTATTAACTCTAGCAAATTTGGTACAGGATATTCTTTAGGCACTTTTAAAGTTCAATAAATAAAATATTTATAATAAAATAATATTATGGGATTACTAGATAAATTACAACAAGGATCAAATTTAACATCATATGATGGCAATACTCCAACATCTTATAATGGAGTATCGCAATACCCATTAGATTTAAAAGTATCGCAATTAGATTTAAATGGTCAAACCCCACCATCATATAATGGTGTATCTCAATATCAATTAGATTTAAAAACATCACAATTAGACTTAGGCGGTTTACAACCACCGGTTTATAATAAACAAAGTCAATACCAAAAAGATTTAGCAGTATCACAGTTGGATTTAGATGGTAAACAACCTCTTGTTTATGACCGTCAAACTAAATATCCTGATGATTTAAAATTCTCACAATTAGATTTAGATGGTAAACAACCTTCTGTTTATAATCAAGTAAGTCAATATCCAACAGACTTAAAAATATCAAGACTAGACTTGGATGGTAATACTCCAGATCAATATTTAAACCATTTACCTCAATAACATGCCTTTAGTTACCTTAAAGACAAATTTGAAGTCCCTTACATATGGGCATGATCGAATTTATGGAGCTAGCAGTAAACAACCTTATATTGTTGATGCTATTCCTGAAAAGGAGACTAATCCTGATTTTACCGCTTATAATAATGACTATATTTTAAGAGGAGGAACATTTGCTGCTAAAAATTCAGCGGTAGATGTTTTACGTTTAGGTAAAATGTTTAAAGATACAACTTCTCCAAGTGGTATATTTTTTACAACAAAACAACAATTATTATCTCGTACATCCGTTCGTACTCAAACAAGCGGATTATTAAATCAAGGAAATTATACACCATTAAATACATTAGCAGAAGCAGGATTAGTTGCTTTTGGAGGACATGTTTTAAAAAACGGTTTAGGAAATAGTTTAAACCCATTTGCTGGAACAGGTGCTTATTCTACTAATGAAAATTTATACGGGGTTAAAATTGCAAAACAAAAAAATGATGAAACCGAGTTAGCATTAAATAGACTTTTATTAATATATAAAGGTTCAATGTTAGAACAACCAGTAAAATCAGAGGGTTTTACATATAATAATGGAATAAATATTATATCATATTCTGGAGGTCCTGGTTCTATATTAGGTGTTGGTAAAACTAATATTAGATATGCTAGCAATAAAGCATTAATAAAACCAACAACAGAAACATTTAGTAATGATACTTTAGTTAATAGTGCTATAGATAACGCTAATGATTCTGAAGAAAATGCTGGTAGAAATACACAAGCCTATGTTCCTAAATCTTTTGATTTTAGGGCTAAATTAAGAAAAGGACAAACTAGTTCAACAGTTATGTCTGATGCTCCTTCATATATTTTAGGTGAAGGAAAAACAATTGAAAATAGAGTTAATTTAGGAAATCCAGGAAGTAGAACAGGTAAAAATTTGATATCATATACTAAAGGCTCAGGAATAGGTCCAGTTGATCAAATCAATGCTATGGCTATCTATAGAAGTGAAAATGTTTCACATGAACATATAGTAAATGATTTAGTTAAATTTAGAATTGCCGCTATTGATAATGTAGATCCAACTCAAAAAACATTTATACATTTTAGAGCATTTTTAGATAATTTTTCTGATAATTATAATGCTACTTGGAATCCATTTACATACCTAGGACGCGGAGAAAATTTTTATACATACAGTAATTTTACAAGAACTATTAATTTAGGATGGACAGTAGCGGCTCAATCTAAAGAAGAACTTATTCCAATGTATAAAAAATTAAATTATTTAGCTTCTCTTATAACTCCGGATTATACTCCTAAAGGTTATATGGCTGGTAATTTAGTTCAATTAACAATAGGAGGATACTTATACGAACAGGTTGGTTTTATAACTTCTCTTACGTATGATATACCCGCGGAATCACCATGGGAAATTGGTATAAATGATACAGGTACAGCTACTGATGAAAGTGTAAAAGAATTGTCTCATATGATTAAAGTAACATCATTTCAATTTACACCAATACATGATTTTGTTCCTAAAAAACAAACTATTAGTGATTTCAATAGTACAGGTGAAGCTATTTTTGGTACTTATAATAATGCTGCTACTGTGTTTGATGGTAATACTTATGGTGATCAAAGATATATAGCTTTAGCTAATGGTACTAAAGCAAAAGATAGTAATTATTATAAAGCTTCAACTGTTTCAGGATCAATAAGTGCAACTCCAATATCAAGTATCCCAGCTAAAGCTTTAACAGTTCCTCCAACTAGTGGACCTCAAAGAGTAAATGCATCGGTAATACCAAGCTTTATTAATTTACCTAATAATTTTACAGGGATTTAATAGTTTTTTAAAATAAAAATAAATGAATAGATATCAACAAATACCTCAAACAAAAATAAATGGTAAACTAGTTTACAGAACATCTCGCTACCCACAAGTACCGTTAACTGCAGACGATATTTATGTTTATGCCGTTCAAGGAGATAGATTTGATACACTAGCAAATCAATATTATAAGGATAGTTCATTATGGTGGATTATTTCAATTGCAAATACAGCTACAGCTGGTACTTCTAGCCCTTCAGATTTACCTCAAAATTCATTATTAATACCTGAAGGATTACAAATTAGAATACCAGCAAACCCACAATCAGTAATAAATGCTTTTAAATTAATAAATCAATAAAGTTATGAATATAGTAGGAGAAGGATTTGAAGAACAAATTAGAAAACAAATCGATATTCGCCAACAATTAAAAGGCAAACGCGATCGAAATCCCGGAGGAAATCCACAATGGTTATTATGGCAAAATGGAAATACAGGATGGGTTCGAATGGTGTCATCTGTAGATGTAAACCCTCAAAAAAGATATTCATCTACCAAAACTACTGGATCTTTTGAAAACGCTTCTCCTTTTTATTATAACAATAATGGAACCTTAATTTCCGGTCAATCTGGAAATAAATTAAGTCAATATAATATTTTAGTTGGGGGAACTAAATATATATCTTCACTTACCGATAAAACTCCTACTGAAACTCCTTTTAGTGGAATAAATCGTACTCCTAATACTCTTTCTGATGCTTCTCGTACAGCTTATGGTTACGGAGGTTTAGAATTTGGTTTTCAGCCAATGCCCGGTATTACTTCATTTAATATTAAAAGTGAAAATAGAGGTTCATTACAAACTGCAACTATAGGTGTTAAAGCTTACAATAAATTCCAATTTGATATTGTTAGTACACTATATATGAGTTTAGGTTATTCTATGCTTATTGAATGGGGTAATACTATGTACTATGATAATAGTGGTAAATTTCATGAAGATAATCAATTTAGTTTATCAACAGAATTTCTTACAGGTAAATATAAATGGACAGAATTTTTACCTCAAATTAAAAAATATCGTTTAGAATCAAATGGTAACTATGATGCCGCATTATGTAAAGTAGTAAATTTTAATTGGAAGTTAAATAAAGATATGAGTTATGATATTACTATAACTTTAAGAACAGTAGGTGATGTTATTGAAGCTTTAAAAATTAATACTCTTTCAACTAATACTGTTGTAACATCTAAAACCAAACTTTTACCAACTCCTTTATCTATCCCCGGCCAACCAGTAACATCACAATTTAGTGCCTCTTTAGCATCACAAGTAGATTTTTTAAATAAATTAAATATTCTTAATACTACACAACCTGTAAATGCACAACCTTCATTAACAGATGTTACCCCTGCTAATTCTACAGATATAGGAAATTTCCTACAAAACCATAAAGATAATATAGATAATTATGGAATACCATCTCTTATATCTGTTAGTGAACATTATTTAAAAATAGGAAATGATACTCTTGGTTTACGAGAAACTTTTAATGTAGGGCAAGGAGCTACATATAATAATGTTGCTTTTTATTATATTAAATTAGGTTATTTTTTACATTTATTAGAAACACGAATTATATCTAATATTAAAACAAATGCTAATCTAAAAGCCATCAGCATAGACTATGATACTAATACAAATATTATATCTATAGATGAAGATTTAGTAAGCGCAAATCCATCATCTTTTACTTTTAAAAGAACATTTACTTTACCTCAAAGTCAAGATACTGTATATATTAGTCCTGAAGGAAATGATTTTGTCTTTAGGAAAAATAATAATTGGTATGCTTATTTAATGAATGCCTATGTTGAAGTAGAATGGATAAATAAAACATTAAAAACTTTAGAAGATAAAAGTGGTAATACAGCTTTAATTGATTTTTTAAATGCTTTATGTGCTGAATTTTGTTTAGCAACGGGTAATTATAATAAACTTACAACAACAATAGACAACGATACTAATACAATACGTTTTACAGATGAAGTATCACTTCCCGACAGAAATACATTTTTAGAAGAACAAGGCTTATCAACAATACCTGCAAATTTTCATATGTATGGTTATTTTCCGGTTAGTGGCAGTGATTTATTAGAAGCAGGAATAGTTAGAGATTTAAGTTTAGTAACTACTGTATCTCCTAGACTAGCAAGCATGATATCTATTGGAGCACAAGCAAATGGGTATGCTATTGGTGAAGATGCTACCGCCTTATCAGCATTAAATAGAGGATTAACCGATAGAATTAAAGAAGAATTTTGGTATCCCGGTCAAACATCATCCGATCCTACTTCTAAAACAGTAGAAGATCAATATCCTAATGTTTATAAAAATTTTAACAACTTTATTAGAACATTAGGGTGTGTAAATAATATTTTTCCCCCTGAATGGAATTCTACGGGTATAGATGTTTATTTAGATACAAATAGACAATTTATAGAATATAGACAAGCTAAAGCAACTTTAGCTAAACAAAAAACAAATCCTAATGCTGCCTCTTCTAGAACTGGATTTTTACCTTTTAATTTATCATTAACTATAGATGGATTATCAGGTATGAAAATATACAATAGATTTACAGCTGATACTGAATACTTACCTTCAAATTATCCTGATACTATAGAATTTATTATTACTGGAATATCTCATGAAATAAAAGATAACCAATGGATTACTAATATAGAATCATTAGCTGTACCTGTAAATCCATTAAATGGAAAATACCAAGGACCACCAGCAAAACAAAGAGGAACTAATTTAAATCCAATAACACCCGTACAACCTACATCAAATACAGCATATAGCGGACCAACACCAACACTTTATAAAGCTGTTAAAGACCAATCAGAATGGTATTTTAAAAATAACGGAGAAAAAGTATCATGGTGTGCTCGTTATGTGTATAATATAGCTTATGGTTTAAAAAAATATTTAGATACAAATAGTACACAAGCAATTCCTACTACCCTACAATCTTCAGGAAATGCAGATGAATTAAGATATAGAAATGCCTTAAGTTCATTAGGTTTATACGAACCAAATCCTACAGTAATGAAAATGACGG